TGAGGGCGGTGATGACTTTGCAACAGGGGCGGCTAAACTAATTGGCGATAAGATTTATATTACAGATGTTTTGTACAACACAGACGGTGCAGACTTTAACGAGGCTGCATTGGTTAGGTTGTGTTTGGCGGTAAAAGCAGGTAGTTGCGGAGTTGAATCTGTGTTAGGTTGGAAAGAAACAGCCGAACGGGTAAGAATAGAATTAGAAGAAAAAAACTATCAGGGTGAGTTTAGGTTGTTGCGACCGCGTACAGGTAAACACAGCCGTATATTAAATCGCGCTTCATTTATAAGAAATAATTTCTATTTTCGTAAAGATTATAACGATTATCCAGAATATGCTAAGTTTATGAGGAATTTAACTTCTTATTTGCGCATACAAGAAGCAGGCAGGGGCAACAAGCACGACGATGCACCCGACATATGCGAAATGATAGCCGTTTATTATGAAAAGAATTTTGCACATTTGTATGGTAACAACTCTAACTAAATGACTTGGTATAATCCTACAACATGGGGCAAGGATATTGCTACACGGAGCGCAGGCATGACAGCCGATAGTTTCCCTGATAAAGTTTTCGTACAAGGCCCATTCGGCGACCAATACCATATGAATGACTATGAGTATTCAGGTGATGCGCCAGCGAGATTAGACAGGACAATTGATAATTTATTATACGGCGATTACGGACGACAAAACTTTATACAGCTATTTTATTCTCTTCCTGAAATATTCGCACCAATAAACGAAATAGCAAGCAGGGTGGCCGATGCAACATGGCAGTTACGTAAGTCATGGAATGATGAGGTAGATTATAATGACACCGAGTTTAATAGGCTTTTTAGCAAGCCAAACCCATTAAGAACATTTAAGCAATTTGTTTATGAGGCTGTTTGTTATGAGTATCTAACTGGCGCAAACATCGAGTACTTTAACAGACCGTTAGTATTGCCTGACGAATACCGAAACTATTTAAGCTGGTTCAATCTACCATCTGATAAAGTTTGCATTGAGCGAATTAAAAACGCTGATATCTATTCTTCTACAGAAATTACAGATCTTGTAAGCGGCTATAAAGTTGGAAACAGGCAATTTGATGTTTCTAACGTTTTGCCATTCATTACAGGCAATTTACAAAAGCCCGAAGATATTACGTCTTTTCGCTCACCATTATGCGGCGCTAAGTTAGCCATTAAAAACCTTTTGCCTGTTTATGAAGCGCGTGGGGTGATATATATCAAGCGCGGAGCATTAGGTTTTTTGGTTTCTAAAAAGTCAGATGAAAGCGGTTTAATTAGCCTAACTAAAAACGAGAAACAAGAAGCGCAAGAGGAATTCCAAAATACATACGGTCTTAGAGGTGATAAACATCAGGTAGGTGTAAGTTCCGCTCCCGTTGACTTCATTAAGACATCAATGAGTATACAGGAATTGCAACCTTTTGATGAAACATTGGCCGATGCTGTAGCTATATATTCCACGTTAAAAGTACCACGCCACTTAGTACCTACCAAAGACCAAAGTACATTTGCCAATGCAGATGCAGACATGAAGTCTTTTTACGCTAACGTAATTATCCCCTGCGCTAATCGTTACGCAGAGGCATGGACAAATAAGTTTAAGTTTGATCGTCGTTATATTTACGCAGACTTTTCTAACATACCTGAATTGCAGGAAAACCGAAAAGAGAAAGCAACGGTTGATAAAACAATGGGCACAGTATGGTTGGAACGTTGGACAAACGGTGTATGTACGCTCAATGACTGGTGTGTATCTGCCGAGTTGCCAAAAGGTTCAGGCAGTATTTACGAAAAGAAAATATTCGACTTAACACCCGAAGAATTGCAATTGGCAAAAAATGTATTAAATTTGAAAGCAAATGTCACTACATCCCAAGATACAGGAACTACGCAAGAGAGCAGCACCAATCAGTTATAGTACAACTATTGTTACTATTAACGGCGAATTACAGGAACGCGAAAGTCTTTTAGACAAACGTGTAGTAGAGGGATATGGCTGTATTTGGGGTCAACCTAACTTGCATCAGGAACGTTTTTTTAAAGGCGCATTTTTGCGTAGCATAGCAGAGAATGGCCCAGATAGCGGGGCAGCATATCAAATTAAATTCCGTGACGAACATGGCAGGGCTTGCGCCTTGTTTGAGGTTCTAAAAGAAGATGAAATAGGGTTGTATTTCCGTACTAAGCCCTTAGACGATGTTAGTTGGGCAGACGATATGCTTACCCAACTACGTAGCGGTACAATCAATAACTTTAGCAACGGATTTAAATATATTTTTGATGACAAGTCAACCAAATGGAACGAGAAAGATGAGTTGATTGATATATTTAACGCAAGGTTGTTTGAGATCAGTGGCACCGCTATCCCATCGGATATGAAAACGTTTGCTATCCGTTCTATTGATAGCGATGAATTATTTGATTTAACCGAGGACTTCATTAAATCACTACCTCGTAAAAATCAGTTAGAAGCACGCAGAATATTTGCCTATCATAAATCGCAATTTGAAGTTGAGGCGCAGCAGGAACAAGCCGAAGCCCTTAAAGTAGAAACGCCGATAGAGAAAAGAGCAATTGATTATAATTATTTAATTAACAAACTTTAAAATCATTAACATGACAGCAGAAGAACAAGCCGCTCATGATGCTCTTTTAGGCAAAGTAAAAGAAGTTGCCAAAAAAGAAATCGAAGCACGTGGCTACACAGACAGCGAAGCGGTTCAGAACCTACTGAACAACACGCTAAAAGATTTACCACTTGACGCACTGCGCAAGTACACCGAAGAAACTGACAAACTTAACTTATCTATCCGCAACATTGCAGGCGAGTTAGAGAAAGTTAAAAACATTCGCGTAGGTGAAGTATCAAACGATGATACCAAAGAACTTATTCAACGTTCAATCAACTCATTGCTTTTCCCTGAAGAAGGTAAAACAAGTGATGTAGAAATGATGATGCGTGAAAAAGGCAGGGGTTCACAAAAAGAGGTTGTACTAAACATTCGTGCAGCCGCGAATATGCAAACTGACAATACTATAAACGAAAACAACTATCCGCTTGCGATGATTGAATCGTTTAACGTTATTGACGGCGTTGTTAAAAAACGTAGAGGTACGCAATACATTTTTGATATTGCAGACGTTACTACGGTCGGCGAATTAGAAGAGTACACTACGTGGTTAGAAGAAGGTACAGAACAAGGCGCGTTTGCTATAGTAGCAGAGGGCGCGGTTAAACCTTTAGTTTCTTATGCATTGGTACGTAACTTCGCTAAAGCTAAAAAAGTTGCGGCAAAATATGTTATCACAGAGGAGTTTGCTAAATTCCGTAAGAAAGCACTGCAAATAATTCAGAACTTAATTAACGACAAAATCCTACGTGATTATGCCGCTATATTAACAACTGACTTACAGGCACAGGCAGCGTCTTACGTGGGGACATCTTTGGATGATACATTTGTTTCCCCTAATGACTATGACGCTATTGGTGCAGTAGCAGCACAGATAGAAACCTTAAATTTCTTTCCTGACTTGCTAATAATTCACCCGCAAGACAAATGGCGTTTATCTTTAGAGAAAGATAGCCAAGGCCGTTATTACATGATGATCCCAATGTACAATCCCGATGGACTTGTAGTAATGATGGGTTTCCGTGTATTGACAAGCACTTATCAAACTATCGGAACATTTACATTAGGTGAAAGCGGTTTGTTCAAAATTGAGCAAGAGGCGTTAACAATCCGTATGGGTTATGGTATCGACTTTACTACTGCTACCGTTTCAGGTACCAGCGTTGTAACTTCAGTAACAAGCGACTTTGACAACAACCGTATGCGTATAATTGTAGAGAACTTCTTTAAAGATTATATCGCAACCAACAACATCGGTTCATTTGTTACCGCATCATTCGCAACAGTTAAAGCAGCACTTTTAAAACCTTAATATCATGGCTCAGAAATCAAAAGAAGAAGAAATAGTACCAGCAGGACAAGAGGATATTAAGCCTCTAACTACTGCCAACTCTGTAGTTGACGGCGGTACATTGGTTAGACCAAAAGAAGATGTTGTAATTATCGGCACTAAAGACAGTTTATTAGGCGATGGGATTGAGCACACAGTTCACCGTGTACTTGCTGATAAACTTGTTAAAAAAGGCCAGGCAACTCTTAAAAAAGACTAATCAATGGCAAATATAATACAGACTACCGACTTTAAAGGTGAAATTCAGATAGCCAATGTTGCTCAGGAAGATGTTGCAGCAGACCTAAATGTTTTCATAACCAAATATGAGCCTCGTTTTTTGAAGCAATTATTTGGTGAAAGTTTTTATGCTGTATTTATTACCGACATAGACGAGGAAAGATTTACAGACCTGATAGCTATAGCAGAATTTAAACCTGCTATAGCTTCATATATCTACTATTGGTATATCAGAGATCAGGTTACGCAAACGGCAGGTGTAGGCAACGCTGAAAGTAAATCAGGCAACGCCACAATAACCAGCAAGGGCAGAAAGCAAACAAGGGCGTTTAATGAAATGGTTAAGTATGTTTACGAGATTATTCGATACATTACTACATCAGGACTTTACCCTGAATATGTTATGCCACAATGGTTACAATGGAGGATGCAGCATTACGGACAGTATTGGTACAGCAGCGAGCGTTATTATTACCCATATCAATTTAGATTGATACCTGAAATATTTAGCAGCATAACAGAAAACAACATATGACAAACAAACCAGTATATATCCCTGATATTATTGGCGAAAATGTCGCACGTGTTCAGACTAAGTTATTAGCAGCTTTTCAGGTTTTAGACCCGACAATAATAGGTATCAATTACCAGTACGGGCCATATAAAGAAGTGTTTGGCAACCTTGTTCAGATGACTAAAACAAATGACACAAGCGTTAAAAAATACCCTTTGGTTTGGTTGGTATTACCATTGTTTGAACGGATGGGAACTGATATAGGCGTTTACGGTGTAGAGCCTATTAGGATAATAATAGCACGTTGGGGTAATGCCAGAGATAAGACACCAACAAGGTATGAAAAAAACTTTAAAAAGTTTCTTTACCCGATTTACATGGAGTTGTTAAATCAATTTAGCTTAGATAAGCGGTTGTTAAAAACAGATTCAAACGGGTTTAAGCATACTAAAATTGATTGGCCTTACTGGGGTGGTGATAATCCAACACCAGATGTAAATGTACTTTCGGACTACGTAGACGCTATAGAGATCAAAGATTTAGAATTAAAAATTAAACTATCTAACTGTTAAATAAAATGGGAGTTAAAAACGTATTAGTAAGTTGCGCTGGTAACTTCGGCAATACAGGTTTTGGTGAATGCTTCACCGACTTTGGTATGCCTAAGTTTATCTTCTTTGTCCCTCGCGGTTTCAAGGGAGATTTAACCAGCATTGCAACGATAAAAGCAGACCTTGAGGCTTTGCTTTTAGAGGACGTACCATCACAACGGGGTTATCCTGTTAATGGTATCGTAAATGTTACATCAAATTCAGAGGATGTAGTAGTTCAAACATTTAATACTGGCGCAATAGCAAAAGTTCGCGATGGTAACTATGACATTACCGTACAATGGGTACAAGGTGGCTTCTGCTTGCTTTATGGCCTATTAAAAGGTAACGGCAAAAATCAACCGTTCCTTATCGGTACTGACAATGGGTTCTTAATCGGAACTGATACAGGTGACGGTTTACTGTCACCTATCAAACCTAACTTTGTTAACGCTAACAAATTTACTTGGAGCGATGGCACAAACGTTTCTGCGTATACTTTGCGCTTAAACTTTGAGCCTGCACAGGTAAATCAAAACGTAAACTTTGTTGACTTTTCAAATGATGGCGGTTTGTCATACTTTGAGGGATTACAAGGCTTGCAAAATGTTAACTTAGCACAGGCAGCAGCAAGGGCATTAGGTGTATTGAAGGTTAAGGCTTCAACATCTTGCGGTAGTGTTGATATGTACGACTTATACAGCGCAGACTTAGCGGTTGTAGGTGCATGGGTAGCAACAAACCGTTTAACAGGTAATGTTATTACAATTACTTCGGTAGCTGCAGATGCGAATGTTAAGGGTTGGACAATTACCCTTAACACCGCTGATCCTGATTACACAGCAACAGCAGGCGACATACTTATTTCATTGGCTGGCCCAACTGAATTGGCCGCTATTGATGTTGTAGGTTATGAATCAAATAAACTTGCTCAATAATGGAACGCGGTTCGTTTAATAAGAAGTACGCCCAAAGTGTTAGTAAGGCCGACTTCGTTAAGCAACATGAACACCTGAAAGAGCAATTTGATTTGGGTAATGAGTGGGAGGATTTGCAGGAGAAAAAAAAACCAAAAGGTGAAAAGCAAACCACTATAAACGAGCCAAATCCAGATTATGGTAAAAGGTCTGCTCAGGATGAAATAATGAGCCATAAAGGCGCACACCCTGACGATTTAAAGGCTGGTTAAAAATAGTTTTCATATCAGTTTTGTTAATTAGCCGCTTAGAAATAGGCGGCTTTTTTTTGTTATGATATTTTATTTGCTTTGTAAATAAGAAAAATTAAACCTATCCAAATAGCTGCTATTTCAATATAGGCTATTGTCATACTCCATCTCATCATTTTATTATAGAATTAGGACGAACACCGCATTTACTACAAACGGCTTCGTAATTATCAATATGACAACTGCCATTATTATTTATTTGACGGGTAATATAAACATGGTCGCAACCATCGAAGCGAACGCTTAATATCGTCTCCACCATATTATTAAAACTACGATTTTCTTTTTTCGCCAACTGCTCTATTTTTTCGATGAGTTCGGCTTCTATCTTAATGCTTTTGTGTTGTTTCATTTTATTGCAGGTGTAAAAGTTATAAAAAAAGTAATTTTATCTTTTGGGAAATCGTCCCCATCATAAACGGAGCCAGTTCGCATTGTGCCGATTAAAACATCCTGTACAAAATATTCCGTGTCACCATTAGGGTATATCTTGCTTGTTAGCTTATTGGCATCTTGAATTAAATCAAACGGCCTACCTAAGTAATTTTCTAAAGCCTCATTTAAAACATTGTGGTATCTTAAAGCCGCCTTCTTGTTAATATATTCATTAATTTTAGGTATATCGTTAATGTTTTCTTTGTGTATATGCCTTATCATTTTCATAAGTGCTAATATACAACACTTAGTAACACCATGCAAAATTATTTTAAATTTGTTACCTTTGAACATGGGCACCATCTCCGCTTTCAACCAACGCATACAACAAGTTGACTTTAGAGCAACGGTAGTATTGTGCATGGAACAAAGCCAATATGAGATATTATCTTTCAATAGGGGGCAGCTATTCATGGGTGAAACAAGCACGGACAAACTTATATCTCCCATGTACCGCAGCGAAGGATATGCAGAATTTAAAGAGAGTATAAACCCTAAACCGGGCAAAGGTGTACCGGATTTATTTGTTACAGGGGAATTTTATAATGGGTTATTTGTATCATTCAACAAAGTAAAATACACTTTTACAGTTGCCAGCCGTGACAGCAAAGCGCCTAAATTAGAACGTAAATATGGTGAAAAAATATATGGGCTTAATTCAGAAAATAAGGGGTATTTTGCAACAGAAATCCTTAGACCAAAACTTATCAGCCGTCTCCGCGACCAACTCGGTTTATAGCACGTGCGCTGATTTGCCGCTGTATAACTGGATTGAACTTTGTGTAACTGGCGATTTGAAATGGTTAGTAAAAGATGGGGAACCTACAGATTTGAGTGAAGCATATTTAGCCATAGCTGATGAATATAGCGAAGTTGCTAAAGACCCACAGGCACTACATACGTTAACACTAAAAAAACAGATTGCTATACTCAATAATAAATTAGTCTGCATACAGTTGGCGGTTGACCACTTGCAAACGGTAAGAAATGAAGAAGTTATTGCTATATTGCGTAAGGATTTGGGTTTTGCCTCATTAAATTATGCTGACTTAGAAAAAGATTTGCCTAGAACTATTAATTTAGCGAAGTCAATGTATGCTAAATTACAGATTTTAGAGAAGCAATTAGGTGAGCAGGTTAAGAAACCGGGCGGCGAAGTGACAAGAGAGGGTTATTATAGGGAAATTCAGATAATAGCGGATTGGGCTAAGATACATATTTCACCCAAAAAATATAGCGTAATGGAATATATTGTGTTAAAAAACGCATTTAAAGGAGCAGAAAATGGCGGGAAATAGCCAAATTATAGATGAAGTAGTAGCCCCCATAGCGGAGAAACAGGTCAATGATCTAAAGGCTGCATCGGCTGCGCTTAACGCAGAATTTGCGGGGTTGCTAAAGACTACTATTGAACTAAATTCTCAAATAGGCAAAGTAGCTAACAACAGTAAGTTTGCAAAGGCGCAGGAGCAAGCTGCTTTAGCTGCTGAAAAATTAGCTGCTGCGCAATTAAAAACACAACAAGCGGCAGCAAATGCTCAATTCGCTATTGATAGGCAAGCAGCGGCACAAGCAAAACTAAATCAGGTTAACGCAAAGGCGGCATCCGCCGAAGCCGAACGTAATCGTTTAGCTGAAAAAAGGCGTAGGATTGTACAGGAAGGGACAGCCGCTGACCTTGCGGCGGCAAATGCGCAACGTACAGAAACGGCAGCGGTTAGCCAAAATACAAATGCTTTAGCGGCTAATGAGGCCGCTATGCGCCGAAATACCATTGCTGAAACACAGGCCGAACAAGTTGCGGCAAGGTTAAAAGCAGAAAGATTAGCAGAGGCAGTAGCAACTGCTGAAGCAACAGCGGCTACCGCTGCTAATACTGCGGCTCAAAATTCTAATTCAAATGTATTCGCAAATGTTGGGCGTAATTTAACAAGGGGTTTGGGTTACTTGCGTACTCTTGCCTATATATTGCCTGGTATTGGTATTGCAGGCATTTTTACGTTAGCTTTTGGCGCCATAGAGAAAGCCGCTAACGCTTTGGGCTTGTTTAATAAAGAAATAAGTACTTCAAAGTCAAACCTTGATAATTTCAATGCTGTAACAAGGGATTCGGCTAAATCCGCATCTGAAAGTTCTACGAAATTAAGAATTCTATATAAAGCGGCTACAGATGTGGCCAATGCCGAAGAAAATAGACTTGAGGCTGCAAAAGAGTTGCAGAAAGAGTTTCCTAAGACATTTGCTAATATAGATAAGGAAACCATACTAAACGGCGGTGCAAGCGCAAGTTATAACCAACTCACAAAAGATATTTTAGCGAATGCAAAAGCAAAGGCCATAGCGGGTAAAATAGCAGAGGTAGCTGCAAAGAAAGCGGAAGAAGAAATAAAATTATTAAAAATACAAAATGCAAGTACTAATCAAATAAGAAGGGCTGTAATTGAGGCAGATAAGGAAGAGGAACGTAGGTCTGGCCCTCGTGCTGGTGGCATAGGTGGTAGTGGGTATAGAGTTAATGCAGCCCAGAAAGCGAAAACAGCTTTTGACGATGCTACTAAGGCTATTGATAAATCGACAAAAGCTATTAAGGGGTATGATGACCAAATAGCATTTTTAGAAAAAGCAGGTGGCGGTAATAACGAAATAGCAAAAGGATTAACTGACCCTATAAAAGAAAAGAAAACGCCAACAAAGCAGGATAATACTTTCGCTCAATATTTAGCGCAACAGCGTGAGGTATTAGATAGTACTTTGCAATATGAAAAATCAACATATGACGAACGCTTATTAGCTATTGATGCGTTTGAGCAGTCCAGTAAAATATTAATAGAAAGGGGTGTTAAGGCAAAGGAATTTACCCAGATAGAAGCAAATACAAAGATTTTAGACGCTACAAATGATGCCAACAAAGAACGCTTAAAAGTCGAATCCGACGCTCAAAAAGAGTTGTTAAAGCTATTCAAAGAAGGTATTGAAAATCAAAAATCTATACTTGAAAACAGCAAAAATACATTTGAGGCTTTTAATGCTGATAGGTTATTGCAAATTGAGAAAGATAAGGATGCTACACTAAATGCACTTGCTGATCAATATGCTAAAGGCAAAATCAAAACTAAAGAGTATAACGCCCAAAAAGAACAGATAGAAAGGGATGCTAACGTTGCTACTATTGAATCAGCCATTAAATTGGCACAGGATTTAATAAAAGTTGAACAGGAGTTAGGCTTTGATACCGCAGACGATGAACGCAAATTAGCTGAATTACAAATTAAATATTCAGCTGCGGTTAGAGATGCTAAACTAAGCGACCTTAAAAAAGTAGAGGATGCTCAAAAACAACAAAGCCAATTATTAGGTGACATTGCTAAGGAGGCCGCTAACTTTGTGATTGCCCTAGTCGACGCTGGCTTCACCAACCGTAAAAACGCCCTGCGTAAAGAACAGGACGAAATTGAAACAAGGGCGCAGGCAGAGATAGGTGCGGTTGACAGATCTTTAGCAACAGAGCAACAAAAAGCTGATAAGATAACTGTTATAAACGCTAAAACCACAGCAGAAAAAGAACGTATTGCAAGGGAAGAACGCAAAATAGATGTAGAGAAAGCTAAGTTTGAAAAGTTGGCATCTGTAGCACGCATTATAGCCGCTACAGGCGTTGCAGAGGTACAAGCCTTAACCTACCTTTCAAATCCATTTACAGCGCCACTATACCCTGCTATTGCGGCTGCAATAGCAGGTTTAGGAGCGTTGCAATTAGCAACCGTTTTAGCTACACCAATTCCCCAATACGCTAAAGGCACCAAATCAGCTAAAGGCGGGTTGTCAATTGTTGGTGAGCGTGGTAGGGAGTTGGTAGAAACGCCAAGCGGAATGAGTTTCTTAACAGCAGATACGGCACAAATGATAAATTTACCGAAAGGATCAAAAGTTACGCCACACCATGAAACTATGCGCATGATTGGCAGACCTGAAAATTTGAGTAAGTATAGCGGTGGTGAGCAAATACCATGGCGGGAAATGATGGATATAATGAAAGCTAACAAGCCAGAAAAGAACCGCACTGCCGTAAACGTAAAAGTTGACGCAGGATTTTACCAATATAGACAAAATCACTTTAGCTAATGCCGGACATTAACGATATACAACCTAAAAAGTTTAAGTACACCCTAGATATTAGAGGCGTATTGACAGAGGTTTTATTTAATTCTCCGCAGGAATGGCTGGAAACTAAGATTGAATACAAACGTGCAAAGGATTACGGCGGTATTATACGCTCAATTATGTTGCCGTTGACATTTGTTTTTCGTGGTGCTGGTTTGTTACGTGCAGAGTTTTATAAATATGGTGCGTTTTCTCGTGTTGGAGTAGTTATAGGCCAATTAGTTGCGGCTACATGGCTGTATAAAAATATTTATTTCGGCAAAGTTGATTTTTCCACATGGGACGACGATCCAGATACAGGTGTAACAGTAACCGTTACGGAAAACAATTTCAGCGTTAATTTAAAGGCTTATGATGACCAACAATACGCAATACCTGTAGAAGTACCCGAAGCAGTAGATGTTGAGTTAACACCTTTAACGCTTGTTGAAACAGCCGACTTTCTATTTACACCAAACATTGATAACAGAAGTGATGCTTTCTTTGAAATGAAGATTATCACTAATCAGCAAAACGCTGTAATAGCAAGCGTTAACGATGTTGGTTTTTATGCTGATTCAACCCCTATATGGGCGACAGATGGGCATTCATTTTTTACAGCACAAGTTGATACAAATGTAAGGTATAAAGGGCATTTTGAGGGATTGATAATAGCGCAACCCGTTAGCGGAGTTCAAACGTATAGAATATTGCTTTATAAGTCGGATGGTACATTGGTTCAGGTGCTATACACAGGCTCAACCGACACGGCCATAGGTTTCAGCTTCGATTACGATTATACTACATCTGTTTTATATGGTGAAAGATTATTTTTCTATTTCGAGCGCGTAGGTAGCACAAATTCTGATTACGGTTTCAGGCTTACAAATTCAACCCTGAATTTAGAATACAACACTATTAGCGCAGCATCCATGTGCAAGGCATTAAGGTGTGATTATATTTTTCAGGAATTGGTAACTAAAATGAATCAGGGTGTGGTGTATCCCGCTGTTAGTTACTTATTGAGTAATGCCTTGAGTCCATTAGTTATGACCTGTTCTGATGCTATACGCCAAACCTCGGCGGTTGGTACAATATACCAAGCTGGCGATACTCTACAAATCAATGGCAGGTATCTTGTTTTAGGTGGTGCGATAACCTATAATGGTACGCTTAGAAATGTAGGGACTTATTTTAATTACGCATTAGGTGTAGAGGAATTTACAACTTTAGCAAATGGTTTTGTTAAGCAAGTATCACAAAATACAAGTATATCAATATCCTTTAAGGACTTTTACCAATCCATCTACTCCATCATGGGCGGTCAGGCTGCTTTGGGCTGCGAAACTTCACGGGTGGTTTTAGAAGATTTAAGCTATTTCTATAGGGCAGGGATAGGTGCTATAAAGTTTGGTTCTGATATACAAACGCCACGCATAACACCTGCTATTGATATAATGTGGAATACTATAAAAGTAGGTTATGAAGATCAGCAATACGATAAGTTTAACGGCACAAAAGAGGTTAATTCTACACAATTTTATAGCACAGATTTAACTACTCCAAAGCGTGAACTGAACTTAGTTAGCAAGGTTCGGGCTGACCCGTATGGAATTGAAACGGTACGGATTACGCCTGTAGATACCGCAGCATCCCGTTCGGATAATGATAATTTCTTTATTTGGTTGAAAGATGAGCCAGAAAGTGGGCAAACGTATTACAGGCCATTACGTATGGAAGGGCTATTATCTATTACAGGAGCGGATGAAAGCTATTACAACTGGAAGATTACACCAAAACAAAATCTATTGCGTGGCGGGGCTTATTTACATAGCATACTGGATAAGATGGATGGCTATAAGATTAAATTAACTGATAGCCGTAAGAATATTAGCTTAGTGACGGTTGACCTGAGTGGTAGAAGGGTCGGAGAGGGTGACGATATTGAAATAGGGAACTTACCTGATCCGCTGTTCTTGCCCTATTATATGTCGTTCGTTCCTGCTTCACCGCCTAACGCATTAGATTTAATTGATAGTACTCCTTATGCTGATATATGGTTTGATTTTTACGGTGTAACATGGAAGGGTTTTATTGATGAGTTATCTATCGACGCTGCCGAAAATTCACCGCAGACTTATAAATTGCTACTTTCCCCTGATAATAATTTGTTAAAGTTGGTGCATTAGGTTATATTTGTGTGTCGGCAATGGTGCTGATAGAAAAATAGCGAAAAATGAGAATTACTAAAGAAATTGCTGCAAATGTGGCAAAACAACTCGTGTCGAGTAAAAAAGAGGAAATAAAATCCTTAAAATCACAACAAAGCGAATTTATTACAACTATTTATGAAGCTTCATTATCCGAACTGATAAAACAAGCATTTAAAAAACACAAAGGGTTTTTATACACAACTACAAGCATCAGACTGATTGGTTCTGGCTTGCCTGTAGGATATAAATCCTACCAATTAACAAAGGTATTACCGCAGTGCAATTCATGTGGACAATTTCCAATGAATGACGAGCAGGCTGATGTTATTATTAATTTTAGTAACAAAATTGAAGACTTAGAAAAAAGCACACACGAATTGCAAAATAATATTGAAGCGGCTTTATTTAATCTTCGCACATACAATAATGTTGAAAAAGAATTTCCAGAGGCTTTTAAATTATTGCCAGCCTCTAAAGTGAATACAGGCTTAATGGTTAATATAAAAGATATTAGGTGTAAACTGGATAAAGGCAACTGTTAAGTTTATCGCTATTCTTAGCGGTTATTAGCCCGATTAGCATTAATTGTTTTTCGGGCTTTTTTGTTATCAAAATTTGTATATTTACCACAATGAATTGTATTTGCGGAGCTTGTGAAACCTGTTTATGTTGCAAGGAGGTAGTTAATGGCTAACTTTGCATCAAAACCCGTTCTTAACGGCTTACGTTTCGCTAATAACAACCCATCAACTGCTTATAATACCATACCATTTGAGGATGCTGTAGACCTTAGAAGCTACCCGCAAAAGTGGCAAAGAAACGATGTTTGCCCTATACAATTGCTATTTGATTTTGTGCCTACGTTAGATATTTATACCTGCGATGATATATTTGTTCAAAACATCCCACTCACACCAACGGCAAACGGAGTTTTAGATCAAACGTTTCAATGCTATGAGGGTGAAATAGATTTCTCAACACTAGCAGAGGGGTTTTATTATGGGAAGTTGACTTATGAAGATGAGAACGAAACACTTCAGGATTACCGCACTTCACCTTTAGACATTGCCGACTTACATCCCGGCACATCATTAATCCAATATAAAAATTCACAGAATGACAAAGGTGTTATTTTTGATACTGGCATAGAATTCTGCCTAAGAATTGAGTGTAACTTTGATGAGTTTACCCCAAAGGCTAAAAAGGCGCAATACGAAGATCAGAAATATAACGGTATGCTGCTTAATGGCATACCATACCGAACATTTGTTTTATACTTCGGTAGTACAACTACACAGGGCGATAGTACTTTAATACCTGATTGGTTAGTAGATAAATTAAATGTTATATTTACGTGCGATAGCGTAAAGATTGACGGAACTTACTATATTGGGTTAGAGGGTGCAGAATTTAAGCCTTATCGCGTTGGTAATTCATACCCAAACGATGGATATTGGAGTTTAGAAGTACAGGACGTACCAAATTATGATTTAAATAAATATAGTTCAGGAACAACACCCGAAGGAGATTTAATAGTGATAAAACAGGCTAAAACATATAACAATGTTGCTGCATCCTTTAATGTAGTGGGTGTGTTTACCGATAATATGAATTTAATTCGGGTTGCTGTTTGGAATTATAATGCAAGCGACGAAGACCCGCAACCGTTTATAATGCGTTTAGGTACTTCGGCTTTAGGCAACCAGATTGCGCAATTTGATTTTTCAGGAACAGACCTCACAAGTAGTGACGACATAGGCCACGTATTTAACGCTGCTCAAACTGTTTACGTTACCTTTACCGACTTATCTGGCAATGTAATTACAGGTGTTAACCTTAAAGTTATATTTGATTATAATAAATACGATGCGCCTGTATTAAATCCTGTTATTGGTGACGGCGGCAAATATCCAAAAGGCCACTTTGGTTATTACTATGAAGTAACACCCGGCGATTTGGGTATTCATTGGAATTTAGCAACAGGTTTAGGACAACCCGATACAAAATTTGAGAATTGTGCTATAGTTGGCACAAACGGCATAGATGATTTAACAGGAATGTATATTCAGGTTTGGGACAAGGAGAGTTTAGCAACGTTCCAAACGCAAATAGGGGCTGTAGATAATACGATTGAGTTAACGCGTGCTGTTTTACCTGATGAGGGTATAAAGTTATTTGTTAACCAAGCTAATCCAAACACCAACCAAAAACCAAACGCAACGCAGCCTGTAGCTATAACAGGGGCAGCAGGAACATTGAGTTATGAATTGGAAAGGGCGACAGGCGAACCGGGCATAGGGCTTTCAGGTAAATTAGGTGACGGTGATCCTTTAGAAATTACACCGAGTTCGTTTTTATTACTGGCGTTTGTAGCAATAACTGACTAATGGGAAAGCACGACATAGCAGTTAATAAGATCAACTCAAAAGAAGTTGGGGCAAATATAATTGCGCAGGATAAACTTACTTATCAGGAACATTATAACGCTATTGACTTTGATGTTGATGATTTAGTTAATAAGCAAGCTGTATTAGATTTAATTTCAAGTACTGGAATAACAGGCAGTGATAAATTTTATGCGGCTACAACAGCATTACCTATCACAATGGTCAATGGGGTTGATTTTGTTACTACAGCTTTACGGCCTATAGTGAACATGACTATTGAAAAGGACGCGACAACTGACACCAATAACGGATCTGTTGGTGTATTGGTAGATTATAACTTTACGGACGCTACTAAAACTGTACTTGCCTCAATAACAATCCTAGATAACGGATTCGGTTCACTTGAGTTTGATAGTTGGTTTAGGGTGGTTTAAAGCTGAATGCCAGTTATAATTATATCACCTTTAATCGCGTGAGACCATACACATTTACATCCTGAAAACATAAAATAATCTCCCTCTATAATATTGGTGGGATATGTATACAAAATACGGTTATTAAATTCCTTTATGCAATCACGCCAAAAATCATAACCGACTGTCATTGTGGGGTTATGTTCAAACCCATATTTTTCGTTGAACTTATTTATATTGTATAGTAATAAATCTAACTTTTTCATTTTCCCTCCTTTATCAAATAATCCTGTAATATTTGCAGTTCGCTTTCGAGTTGGGCAATGCGGTCGGTAGCAGGCTCAACTAACTTAGTTAATATTTCAATTGCCTTATTTTCCTGTTGCATCATCATGCGGTAGGCTATAGCTGTGCACACGGCTAACATCTTCTCCTCTTTATTCATTTACATCTAAATTCTAAAATTGCCATTATAATTTTGTAGGGTAGTATTTTATTTTGATTTGGCACATTTTTCATAAGTGCATGAACGTAGAATGGTTTTTTACAAGTTGATGCACTCCATATAGAGAAAGGTAATAGCAACCACTCTTTAATTACAAACCATTCCCAAGATTTTCGCTTACTTCCCATTTAGTGCTTTGTTGATGGCGTTTAAAAGGGCGGTTATTTGTGTGTCGGAGGGTATCTTTCTTTCGCCCCACATTCCGTTTTCGTTTTTGCCCTTAAAGTTGCTCATCATTTCTATAGCGGCCTCTAACAATTCATCATTTACCATTGATTTTTGACCTCTATAGTATTGGTGCCTACCATATGGAGTTAATATATCTACAAGCTGTAACTGTTCATCATTACTCCATTTGTACTTAGCAGCTAAATCAACAATAGCATCCCTTGTGTTATAAAGGTCGTTGCGCTTGTACTTTTCAATTTGTTCATCTATGCTTAATTCCATATCTCCCACCATTTCTTTTTAGGTTGTTCTTTTTTGGTTGCTTTTCTTAGGGCATCTTTACATTTCAGTAAGTGCCAATTATACATTACCAAATCCTTTTCGGTAATGTCGTGGGTTGCGTTGTAGGGTTCCATTCTATCTCTATTACTGTTAATTCAAACGTTCTATCGCCAAAGCTCATATTATGCACCTGATTTAAGTTTGCTTCTATAACGGCTGCATAAACTTGATCAGTAACATCCACCTTATTGCGCCACATCCCCTCTTTTACTATTGATCCCGCAAATATTGTTTTAGTTATTGGGGAACACGCTATCCTTATTTTTTCCAATTCTACTTTCATATCTTTTTATCCTTTTACTTTAAATCCCCACCCTATCTCTTTATCATTATAATAAGCCCTGTAGCAAAACATTGTCGGGTGCCCTGTGAAATATTTATTGTTATACATGCGGACGTAGTATATTTGGTTTAGGGGGTAAGGGTCGCGGGCGTAAACGAACATATTATAACAATTCGTAATCAGCCGCCTTAAATTCCTTACAAATACCAAACCCTTTTACAACTATTCCGAATGGATGTTCGCCTTTGTCGAGGTCGTCATAATCAACCGAAAGCGTACCGCCTTCATGGAATTTAGGGTGACAATCTACAGTAAGTTTTATCCTTACTTTAGTACCATCGGGCATATTGCACATTTGTTTATTTGTAAATATCTTTTCCATAATTATAATTTATTTACACCGCTAAACCAACGTATTAATAATTGCGCATGTTCTGTATCTCCAAAATCACCATCTGAAAAAGGAACGTTAAAATGTATTTGTAAGTTATCTACAACACAATCGTATAGAGAACAAACAGTATTATTTGAATATCTCGTTGCGATTGGCTTGTTTTTATACAACAGTTTTTTTATTTCGTTTAATTCCATATCTAAATTTTTAATTAATTCCTTTAAAAAACAGCGGCTCCCTCTCGCAGTTGACCGCTGTATAAACCTAAACACACAATTATGAAACTACCTTTGCGGTAGTGCTTTGACGGACTATTAACCCTATAGCCTACATTTCTGCGGATAGCTCGGGGTTGCTATCTACCCGTCCGTGATTGAGGCAGGACTCGAACCTGCACGGTAACTTAATCCTTTCAGCCTTTCAGCCGCCTGCGTCTACCAATTCCGCCACTCAATCATGTACGGGTCTCTCCCCATCTGTCACCTTAGTTTATCATGTGGCCAATTCGCTGTCCCCCAAGGTCAAAAAGCTATCTTCTTAAATATCTTTTACCCATTTAGCAGGTGGGTGACTGTTTTATGTTAGTCAAGAACCTCGATTTTAGCTTTTGTGAAAAAATCGTATTGATCCTCTACAATTATAGGTGACGTTTGCCAACAACCATCATTTCCATCAAATACAATTATTCCTGTACCTAATTGGCCTTTGTCGCTATGCCCCCAATTATAAATATTTACTTTTTGCCCTTCAAATATGGGGTTTCCTGATACGTCGGTACGGCCTATATATTGACCTATGGTTTCGGGCTTAACTTGCCAAACAGCACCATCAGGACGTGTAATATAATGGCATTCGGGCGTACCTTGTGTGTAGTGCCCTGTAACGTATTTGCCAGTTTCGTAGCTTATCGCTCTAAATGTATATCTGTTCATCTTATCTTTATTTTTTAATGTTTTTTCATCCAATTAACATCGCTATCATCGTTCGGGTTCTGTTCGAGGTAAAAGCGGATTTGCTTGCGTAGGGTGTAGGCTATTATTAGGGCGGTGATGGTGAAGAATAAGTCCATGATCTAAAAAGTTTCAATAATTGCGTCCTCATTAAACCACTCGTCAACTTCCTTAAAAACCTTTACATCGCTAACTGATACATCCTTTAAAGGGTATTGGGCGTAAACGTCTGAATTAAAGCAAATATCGCCCAATTCTAAGTTTGTGTGAAAGCCAGCGTTTTCCTCTAATGTTGCTTCGGTTGCTTCATATACGTGGGCTTCCCCATCAACATATCCCATACTGATTAGTACTGAATAGCCACTATCGTAAAATTGTAGTAACTTTTGTGATTGATCTTTTGTCATAATTATTTTTCCTCTCCTAAATTTAATTGGTTTAAAAAGTTGCGTAGTTGGATGGCTTCTTGCTCGGAAAGCCAAATGCTATCTTTATCTTGATTAATACGAACGCCGGATGCCGTCCTGCGCACCTTAATATCCTCGGCAATTGTTAATGTCTTTATCTCTGTTTCCATATCTACTTTACTTGTTGAGGGCTGCAAGTTTTTCGCTTGCTTCGGTTAATTGTTTTTGATAGTATTCTTTGCGGCTGCCAATTTCTCGGCTTAACAGGCTTTTAGCATGTTCTTGTGTAAATACGACCTGTTTAGCATCTACCATTTTTGGCAACGGCTCACCCTCAGCTAAAAAGAACGCTTTGGTGTTTTTAGACCAATCATCGGTATACTCTAAAATAAAAGCATTGCCTGTAATAATTTTATCGCCCCAAGACTTAACCATGTAGGCTTTTTGGTATTTAGGTTCTTTCAATTCCGTTTTCATTTACTCTTATGGGTTAAATCCAGTATAATATGCCGCTACCTGTATGTAAAACAGCGTTGAGTAAATTAGTGCCTCTTATGTTAACGCCTATGCTTACTGCCGAGCTGTCGTAATAGCTGTAGCCGGTTGAAGTTTTATAAATTCTTATTCTATATTTTTCTTCCGTTTTCATATCTTATGGGTTAAAGGTTAGTGGTAATGAGGGGTTAAAGTTCTTGTACCTTATTCAGAACCCATTCGTCACCAAAGTTTTCTAACAATTGAATCATTATAGATTCTCCCGATACGTTAGATATTTTAACCTCGACACCGATAACACCGCTTCTGTTCCCTGATGCTCTTATTAGTGTAATATCATCGCCAACTATTGTTAGTGGCAATAAATCGTTTTTTAATTCGCTCATGATAATCTGTTGTTTTTAATAATTAATTACTATACCAAACATTGGTATCGGAAATACATAAACTGCTCTTTTCTTTTTGTCAATGAATATGCCTATCCATAGGTCATACCATGCGAATATTGGTCTTATTTTCATAATTAGTTTAATAAAGGCACACATTCGCCAGTTTGTAAATAATACGCCATTTGTAAAAAGGAAACCGTATGATCAGCTAATCCTATCAGCGAACCAATTATGTGAGACTTGCGCCATTCTACATAGGTTTCTAAGTTGTTTACCTTAACTTCACCACGTACTGCCTCGTCAATACACGCTTGCGCATTATCGGCATACCAATTACGTGTTGCTAAAATAGTACATCCTGTTATGCCTAATTCTTTGCCGTTAATGTATGCTTTTTTCATACCCCTTTATAATTTAACATTGCGTTTTCGATTCGGTTAAGTATTTTGTAGTAGCGGGTTGCTTCTGATTGAACACCCATTGCAGACCACATTTCAACAGCCCATAGAGCGTTGGTGCGCATGATGATTAAACACGAGTAGGTTGTTTTCATTATGCGGCCTCCTGTAAGTTAGTGGTAAGATAATCAAGAACAACATCGGTTAGGTTATCTTCTAAGTAAGATAAAGCGTCAACCTCTGAAAGAACATCAGGTGCAGTTATGTATAACCAATTCATCTCATTATCAATTACATGCTCCAAAAGAGTTGTTAATTTGATGTTTTGGGTTATGTTGGCAATATTGTCACCGTCATAAATAGCGTATATGGCATTGTAAACGGTTGAGTTCTTTTTTACTACTTCAAAGATTTCAATTTCAGTTTTCATAATTTGTGTTGATTTGTTAAGTCAAAGATACAACTACTTTTTAATAATACAACACTTTTTATAAAAATAATTATAATTTATTGAAAAAATCTCGCAAAAGCCTGTTTAAACCTATGCCATGTCGCTTTCTAACATCAGTTAATTTTTCTTTTTCTACTTTAAAGGTTACCACTATAGGGTTTTGTAACTCTTTTTTACGGCCTGAATTGGCTATTCTGCCCTCAATTTTGTTTTTACGCATAATACAAAGTTAGTCATTTTTTAATAGCGCAACACTTTTTTTTATACTTTGTAGGTGTGTGTGTATTTTTACCAATATGCAATTCGCTATCAAATCATTCGGCTACCTAACAGGTTTAATTAACCTATATGCTATAACCACATTCATAATCGTATGCGTAAACTCTTAATATTACTCCTATTCCCCCTTGCTGCTTTAGGGCAAGCACCGACAAACGCAACCACGCAAATTAGCGGATCATCGGCGTTCACCCCTAACGGTTGGCGGTATAAGGATAGCACACAGGTACAGATGTACAATACTACGTTAGGCAAGTATTATCAATTGGTTACAGGAAAGCAGTTTAATGACTATATTGGTACGGCAACACAGGCTGCTATAACAGCAGGCGGCACCGTAAATGGATGGACAGTAAGCAGTGTGCCATCAGTGGGGCAGGTTGTAACAACAGGGACGCCACAGGAAGTTTTTTATCAGCTTTTTAAACAAACCCAAGTTCCTACAGCATCATTAACAGGCGGTACTACCTTAAGGCTTTCAACAACAAACTACAGCGGTACGCTTAATTATAGCTACGGTAGGCAAATAGCTACTGAGCCAATAGCAAGTGCTGTAATAACGCCCGGTTCGCTCAATGTTTATTCAACACAGCCCGCACAGCCGGGTACTGTTTCAGGCACACAAGCGGTAAGCGTACCCGCTAATACTAATACAACTTATACGCTCACTGTAACTACTTCTGATAGCAAAACAGCAACAGCGACCTCAACTTACACTTGGTTACCCGATAGGTTTTGGGGTAGGTCTGCAAGCCAAACACCGAATAATTCTATTGTAACAGCTTTTGCGGGCGGTGGCAATGATTTGGTTGGAACTAAAGACAAATCAGGGTTCACAATAACAGCAAGCGGCAGCAACTATGTTTATTATGCCTATCCAGCAAGCAAAGGGGATTTGACTTTCATATCGGTAGGTGGATTTAGCTCTTTCGGAGCATTTACAAAGTCGGTCGTGTCTATAACGAATATAAACGGGGTAGTGGATAATTACAATGTATACACCTCTAATAATACATTTTCATCAACCACACCTTCAATAATTGTATACTAATGAAAAAACTACTCACGATATTATCACTATTCATAAGTACAGCAGCGTTGGCGCAGGTGCCCTTAGCTGGCTATGTAACCACTATTGGCCCAAGCGACACTTATCCCGTTACTTTAGATTCATTACAGGCAGGCGGCTATACCACAACCTACAATTATACAACCCGAAATGCAATACCAGCTGAAAGGCGTAAAATATCCATGGAGGTTCGGTATAGCAGCAATAAGGATTCAACATTTGTTTTAAGCGGGGGTATAACGAATAATGACTGGGTTTATACAGGTATCGGTAATTCTATTCAAAATCAAAATATATTTGCTCAATCAGCTAATGCATGGATAACAGGATCGTATAAAGGCGCAGCAGGGATATTTACAGACGGAGCAGGCAACACTACAACGGCCTCTGCTGGTTCTATTAGCGTATCTACAACAACGGGCGGAGGTTCTATATCACCTACATCTATCGGTTTTGGTAATTCATCAGGAGGGTTTAGTCTTAATAATTCGGGCTTAACTTTTGGGGTAGGTTCTTATGCCAATAAATTTAGCATAATTAACCCGTCAACATCCGAAGTTTTTAGCACAAACGACCTTAAGCTAACTGGAACACATGTTTATACAAATGTTGTACCGACCAATTCAAATGATTTAGTAAGGTTAACCGACTTGCAAACACTAGGTATCCAAAACCAGTACACGGCACCACAATCGGGTGCGGGGCTTTGGACAGCAGGCAATATCAGGGCAAGTGGAAACATTCGCGCAGATGGAGATTTTGCAGTGCAGGGATTGTTGTACAGGGTAGGTGGCCCGTGGAGTATACAGGCAGACGGTTCAACTGTTTTAAACACGCTAACGACAACCTCAACAATTAAAATAGGTAACACTTCATCGGGTGAGGTAGCTTTAAGGTTGCAGTCTAAGCCTAACGGTGGGGCTTATGATTGGCAGTTCATGGCTAATTCTATGTCGGGGGATACTACGCTTTCATGGAAGTACAGGGGCACTGATATTGTTGTAGCAAAACCAAACGGCAATATCTATAACGGTGGCGGGTATAGGTATTTGACTGCTTTAGATAGCACCTATTCGGAAAACACGTTTGTGCATAAAGCAGGCGACAACATGACAGGCCAGTTAAACCTGCCTACTATCAAAGTGGGCACCCATTCATTAAATCCCGGGACAGGAAGTGGTGCATTTAATGATATAGGGTTAATAACTGAGGCTGCGGGCAGATCGACCCAAATATTTTACCTTGATAGCAGTGGCGTAGCAAAGCCAAGATGGGCGTGGTCGAGAGAGACATCAACAAATGGTTACGATTTGAGGCTTTTAAGATATGACAGGTCGGGATTAAGCACAAACTTTGATATTCCGTTAGAATACTCATATACAACTGGCAGCGCAAAATTTAAGGCTCCAGTATTTAATACGAATACAAATTTAGGGGTAGCAGGAACAGACAGCTTAATAGCTAAAAAATCAACAGGTGAGATAGTAAGATTAGCGCCTTTAACGTCTGTTCTCGGTGGATACGTGCCGTACACAGGCGCATCGGGAGCGGTTAACCTAAATGGGCAAAACCTTACTAACGTTGGTAATTTTGCACTTTCTGGCTCAGCAACAATTGGTGCAGGGTACACCGGTGCGCAAGCAAACAGACATACCATTACAGACGATAATGCATCGGCTACTATAAGTCCTTTAGGCATACAAAGTAAGGCAGCTACGGCTACGGCTTCTATAGATTACTATAGCAACACAGGCGTTCTCCAATCCGCTATAGGTTATGCTAATGCCTCTGCTCCGGCTGTTATCGCTGGTACAAATTACTTTTTTAGTTCTTCAGCACCGTGGCAGTTCAATTTAAATAATACAGAGAAAGTAAGAATAAATACCACTGGGATCATAGTTACCCAAAATAATTTAATTACTACAAGTGCTGCAGGGTTATTAATTACGAACCCAACAGCGGCCACGGCAGTTAGTGCTTTACAATACTCGCCGCAAATCAAACTATCAGGCACAGCGTGGAATACAACAAGTAGTGGCTCGTCTGATACACACGAATCGGCTTTTGAACTAAGAACGGCATCAGGCACTACAACCAATGCAAGCCTTAACTTAGGGTTTAGGGTGAATGCAGGCGCATATACTTATCCGTTTAACGTATCTAATATTGGCATAATCACATTAGGAACTGCGGGGCGCTTGCTTGTAGGAACAGTACCCAGTGCGGGTAAGGTGGTAATTGGAACCGATGCCTTTAGTACGTCTGCTGCTTATGGAACAATGGGTATGGGATTTCAGTCAAATGCTGCGACTTATACGAGTACAGCAGCGGCGGGCAGTCCTGCATCTGTTGGTGTAAATACTTTTGGCATCCCGACTTTAACAGCTACCAATGCGCAGGCGATAACAAACGCTTCGACATTCAGGATAGCAGGGCCGCCAGTAGCAAGCACAAATGTTACTATTGCAAACCCTTTTGCTCTTGACGTAGCGAGCGGAAATACGCTGCTTTCAGGTTCTATAATGAACACCAATACAGCGGCGGGAACAGCGGGAACAGATAGCTTATTGGTAAAAGTAGATGCAAGCAACGAGATAAGGAGGATATCCCCAACGTTTTACGGAGCTATAAACGCAGCAAACACATGGACAGGCAATCTTAACAGATTTACGTTTGGAATAGCACTTAACAGCGGTGCAAAAGTAAATTGGGATACGAGTGGCGGCACAAATACAACTCTTGGTGCAGATCCGTTGGTAGCTACCAATGTGGCTGTTATAATGCCTAAAGAAAGCGGCACATTAGAGTTAGGAACAAAGCTACGCCTCACAGGCAGCGGGACAGGAGCAGCTACAACCATCAGTATAGCGCACGGATTAACTGGCGTTACATCGAGTAGCATAGCTATGGTACAGCCTATTAACGCTGCATCGGCAGGAATAAGCTATGTGACAACCGATTCGGCAAATATTAACATCGTATACACTGTCGCCCCTGCGAACGGCACTAATAATTTATCTTACAACGTATCTATCAAACCATAATGAAAAAGTTAATATTAATCTTACTCCTGTGGGCGGGAGTTTCGAAAGCCCAAACTATACCCGCTGCGCAACTATCTTTTAGTACGCTTTCAGATTTAAGATCGCAAGGTTCAACCCCAAATTCAATAGCGTTGTTAAATGGATTAAGCACCATAGGCGATGGCAACGGCGGAACATATATGTGGAACGCTACAAGCACAGCCACAGACGATGGATTTATTACCGTTAAAGTAAACAATATTACCACAGGGCGTTGGATAAGGCTTGTTAACAGCAATACCATTAAAGGCACTAAAATATTATCCGGTGCTGTACTGCAAACCGCATATACCATCCCATTTGATAACACTTTGCCAGCCATTCCAGCAATGGTTATTATACAAGCGTACTCATCAAACGCAGCTGTTCCTAGTTGGGTGAGTAACGTTACTACTACAGGGTTTACAGCTAACTTTGCTAGCGTCCCTGTGTTAGGTACAAATAATATTGAAATTCGTTATTTAATAATTAAACAATAATTTAAAACAACAGATCATGCCAGACAAAGTATCATGCTCGCAACCAAAACCAACAGATCACCCTACTCCTTATGGGGAATACATATGCGTAGGTGGTTATTGGCAATGGCAAGAATCCTACGGTCGCCGAACCGACAAACAAAAGGACAAGAATAAAAAAGATGATAAGAACGACGACTAGAGCAGCATTGGTAATGTTTTTACTTTCGTTTTTATTTATTTACTTTTATGGAATGTCAACAGGATGTTTCGGAAGTGAAACCAAAGCAAAAAGTTTTTACCAGATAGGGATGGCTGTTTTTACAGCCTCTCTATTTGTGCCTTCAAGAAAATATTACGAAAAACAATTTACATATGTCGGTTTAAGTGCTATGTTAGCATTCTTTGTTGTTGGTGTTTTTAAAAATTCAGGTTTATTGGCTTTGTCTACCTATCCCCTTATGATACGCTTTGCTGGCCTGTTTTTTGTAACAACTTCTATAATATTATATTATGGGAGGAAATATGGCTTATTTAACGAATAAAATGCAAGGGGAAGAATCAAACGCCTTTAATACTTTCGTCTCGTGGTTAGATGAAAACTGGAAATATGTAGCAGGCTTTGGTTTGGCCTCACAGTTAGTTGACCAATTTTTCAAATGGTTAACTAAAAGATCAGAAGCCCGTATTAAAGAGATTTACAAAGAGCAATATGACAACACTGTAAAGCCAGAAATATCTAAATTAACTCAAAGCATAGATGGATTAAAAGAAAGTATTTGGGAGCTGAAAAATCAAATTAAATGAACGGCATAAAAATAATAGTAAACGTGCTCGATGACGAAGAAGCTATATTAATTGGAGTTGAAGATATTTTATCTGATAATACTGATTTGAAAATTGAATGCTTTAACAAGGTTGATACATTTTTTGAAAAAATAGATACTAATACTGACCTTGTAATAACCGACGTTAGATTAAATCAGGGCTATGACATTGAGGTTATAATTGAGCGCATAAACGTTAAAAACCCTAATTGTTACATTATTGTTATATCGGCTTACATGGATTTAAAATTAGCTGAACATTTATCTATGTTAGGTATAAGGTGGGTTCAGAAAGATAATGTCGATTGGCTGGATAAACTTAAAAAAGTTGTAGATATTATTTACCCGTCGTTAAAGATACGTGCCAAGAGTAAACACCTATTTAAATGAAGCTGCAAGAATGGTTACCCGCTATTACCGTAGTTATATCTGCCGCTATATGGGTTATTAATCTTATGATTACCAACCGATCATTAAAGGACAAGGTAGAGAGGTTAGAGCGCGATAATAGCGAATTGCACGAGTATGCTAAGAATAGTAAGCCGTAATTAATATGGTTTTTTATTTGCAATTACTTTATTACCTTTGAGTTATGAATTTTGACCCGGTAAAGACGCTCGTGTTTTGGTTTATAATTGTAATGTTTATTGGGTTTGCATTTATAAGAGCCTGTAACGGATGAGAACTAAACACCCCTACGCTTTGCCTGTGATAATTGGAGGGGTTCTTACCATTGTGGTAATTAATGTAACATTTGGATTATGAATAAAAAACTTACCGATGCACAGATATTCCAGCTTGCTTGCGAGTTCGGATATGAATACCGGATGCTAAAGGCTATTATAAAGGTCGAGAGCGGCGGTGTAGGTTTTTCTGATACAACAGGTAAGATAATAATTCAGTTTGAGCCACACTGGTTTAAACGCCATAAAAAGGATTGGGCAAACGCTACTAAGCACCTTACATGGCAATCAAATAAAGTAGGCAATCAAACAGAGGAATGGAAAGCGTTTAATGATGCGTTTGCGGTAGATGCTAATGCCGCGATGAAAAGTACGTCAATTGGCTTAATGCAGCTTATGGGGTTTCATTACATCATGGCCGGTTTTAAGACTGTTGGCGAAATGTGGGACGCGGCTAAAGAAAGCGAATATAACCAAGTACGAATGACGCTGGTTTGGATTGGTAAAAATCCTTCGCTTGTAAATGCTATTAAGAAACGAGACTTCCGCAAAATTGCTTATTACTATAACGGATCTGAATACGAAAAGTATAATTATCATAACCGTTTATCTACGGCTTACAGTACATCAAAAGAATACGTACCTAATTAAATTATTATGACAGACTTAATCGTGAAAGATACGACACGAAACGTTTATAAATACTTATTACCATGAAATCACTATCGGACAATATTAAGCCCTTATTAGCACTTATCTTAGTCGTGGGGTGTCTATCATACCTTTTTATGATAACGTTCATTTATAGAGGGGATAGCAACGTTCTATCGCAAGCATTGATTGCTATTGTAACAGCGTTAAGTACTGCCACTGGATATTACTTTGGATATTCGCAGGGGGCGGCTAAAAAAGACGAAGTTATTGCATCGCAAACCGTCGCCGCAACTCCTACGGCTACTACAGAAAGCGGTGACATTACAGTTCAAAAATAAATCCCCGGCGATTTGTCAGGGATTTATAGGTTAAATTCTACCTATTCGTTTCAAATCCTCAAATGCTGCCATATATCCCCCTAAAAAGAATTCACTACCGAGGTCTTTGAATTTGCTATCAGCTAATAAATCGGCTATCTTCATGGAATTTTTATGCCTGAATGCCGCTTCGCTGTTTTTCATATGGTTGCGAAAATCTACGAATAGTTTTTCCATTTCTTCGTTCTCCATAACCTAGTCCATTACAAGGTTTTCATAAGCCGCTAAAACAATTAAGATTACTTCTTTCCATTTAGGTGGTAAAACCCCCGCTAATGCTTTAGCTACATAGTAAATTCCCTGCGCTATGCTTTGCCAAAGCGTATTCCAATCAATGGGGCTGGCGGCTTTTTTAGCGTATGATTGTATGTAGCCAATCACATCGTTTATATCTGTGTATGCTATGCCGAGACTGTTTGCCATTGAGCGCAGATATTCGATGGTTAAATCAATATCGTTTGCTAATTCAGGTATTTTATCCAGTATGTTTTTTATTACATCTTGTGCGGAAGCATCAAGGTTTGTTTTAATCACCTGCGTGATCTTAACAGCTATATCCGCTAATACTTTGTCGTCTTTCATATCAAATGTGTGTTAAATTGTTTATTAAAATAAATCACAACTGCTATGCAAAATATCATTAGCAGTGTGAAGTAAAGGTATGTTTTAAATGTGTTCATTGTCCGTTATGAAACCGCCGCCTATCTAATAAACATACGATAAACAACACAGGGAATGCTATTAAGGATGTTATCAGGTAAGAGAATAGTTTCATTTACTTTTAATTTGCGCAACAACAATGCCGCTCAGTATGAGAAGCAAGGTACTTGCTTTGAATAGGTCGAAATAATATTGCACAGGCTAATATAATTAATAATATCATAGCGTATAATTTCACCTTTCGCCTCGCTTCTTGATTGACAGTGTTAAGATACACAATATCAGCAAACCTGCTGCAATGTGGTAAAGGCTATCGTAAAGCAGAAAGTTAACTAAGGCATAAGCAACCCCGATTAGGGTTGCTATTAAATGCGCGGGGCCGTTTACTCGTGGGTTTCTCATTTCTTAACTTTAGTTGTGTCAACCGGAATCAACTGTTTGTTTAAAGCCTCGTATATAGGGCTAAATGACAGCGCAAACCATTTACTATAGCTTTTGCTGTCTAAACTATTGGCGGTGTTTGTAATGGCGCTATCGAGCCTTAAAAACTGTTGTTGGGTTAATGTTACCGTTACCGTTTTAGGCATCGTGAATTTAGGCTCTGTTTTTGTTTGAGCGAAAGAGGCTGTAGTAAGGAATAATGCTGTTAGTGTAATTAGAGTTTTTTTCATGGTTTTATTTTTGAATGATTAATTATAGGGTTAAAGTAAATGTTGCGTGTTAATTTTCTATAGACTATGCAGCCTCCGCTTATCATTTCTTCGCCTGTATTGCCTTTTTCATATGTGGCGTTTGGAACTACTTCTAATAAAACGGTGTCAATAATAAGCGGCTTGGTCTGGCATGTTTTAACAATTGGCTTTTCGGATTCTTCACACCCCACAACCATAAGGCATAGTAGGGTTAGGTAAATTGGGTTTTTCATTTGAAGTCGTTTAATGTTTGAGCGTCTTTATTTTTACCGTCGATATAGCTTTTTAAAACAGCTTTTGCATTTGCGCTATCTAAAAACAAATCGTAGGCTATCTCTTTATAATATGGTTCAATTCCATACTTGCCGTGATAAAGATACTGCCCTGAATCATATCCTTTAATAACTTTTATAGCGTAGTATTTCCCGTTTGATACTATTTGGTAATTGGGCGGAACTTTATAAGAATTTTGCTTTCCATATAACTGATTAAAGTATCTATTGTGAAATGCCATTGAGTCTAAGCCGTAGCAAAATACAAATAAGGCAAAACTTATTAGTAGTCCCAAAAACAATCTCGGTAGAAAGCCTATAGGCTTATCTTCCTCATTTTCTTCTGTAAGTTCTAATTTTTTAGTTTCCATATAATTATTTTTAAGTGTTTTTTCTTTCCCCCACCCTAATAAAGACAGGGTGAGAGGGGGTTAAAGTTCTGTTGTTTTAATCGGCATACAGTATTTATCACATGTACTTGATGTATGTGTTAAAAAATCTCCCAAAGTACATTCATGCGCTCTGCCTGTATGCTTGTAATACTTGCAATTTTTACATATAGGTATATTTGGGCTTTTTACCCATCCCTGCTTAATTCTTTCATCATATTTTCCTACATAATTCATTTGCTAATTTTTGTCTTTTACCCACCTATATATGGCGGTGGTTAGTTATTTGGCTTCTTCTGCAAGTTTAAGTTTAGCAAACTTTCTCATAGCCCGAAGTGCTGTATCAATGCTTACTGTGTAGTACTGTCTGTCTTGCTTATTATAGTCACGAATAATTTCGCCCTTAACAAATTCTGTAAGGACGGATTCTGCGGTTACTTTTTTCATTTATTCTTGATTATGTTGTTAACTATTTCGGGGGTAACTTTCTTAATGTAGCGAGGGTTCAACATTTCCACATACTCCAACGTCTGCCTAACTATATCAGCTATAAAGGCGGGGTCGGATTGTTGCGGTAACCTACTGAATATCCATTCGACATTATTGAAGTCTGTACGGGTTTCAATAACGGTAGCAACCGTTCTATCGTCAATCTTTAATATACTCAATCGGTCATCTGTTTGGTTATAGGTTTTGACTTCGCAAAAGGGATTGCCTTTATAATCTGCTGCTACCTTTATGAAAAATTCGCTTACACGGTCTTTCATATCTTCAACCTGTGTGCGTACCCTATCGACAATAGTCATTTCCTCTACTGTTTTTTCTTGTTCGTTCATTGTGACCTCCATTCTAAAATTGCCATTATGATTTTGTAAGGTTTTATCTTATTCTGCTCGGGAACATTTTCCATAAGGGCGTGAACGTAGTAGGGCCTTTTACAAGTGAGTGCAGCCCAAACTGAAAACGGCAACAATAGCCACTCTTTAACCACGAATAATTCCCAGGATTTTCGTTTATTATTTTCTTGGCTCATTTGCGTAGGGGCTTTTATTGGGTTAGTCATGGTCTTTTGGATTGTATATGTCATAAACCTTTATGTGATTATTGTATCGGCAATTACGGCACGTTTCAATGATTACTTTATTTTGTATCAAATCTTCTTCCTCGGATAAAGACGATGTGTTTTCATAATCGCAAGACAGACAATTCCAATTAAAGTTAATCATGGTAACTATGTGGTTTGGTTGCCGCCCTACTACTTTTGCAGTTTTCATCTTTTCTAATCTTTTACACCCCTGATGGGATTAAATTATCCTAATTATCCCTATAATAAAATAAATCGCTATCAATACTGGCACGATCATAAATAGGCGGTTGAGTTGGTTAGTTGTCATTTGATGCGGGTTGAATGCGTTTAGCGGTTACAAAATTAGCGACCATATCGGAGTACTGAATGCGCAAGGTGGGGTCGATTTTCTTAGCCTTGCTAACATATGTTTTAAATGTTCCTAAAACCATTCCGTGTACTTCCCTTGTTTCGCCTATAGCCATAGAGGCTATTTCTTTAGGGGTAATTCTTTTTGTTGGTATTTCTCTTTTAGCCATAATATTAATGTTGTTTACTGCCGAATCCGCAAGCCTTGTGAGCGTTGCGGTGGCAGATCCTGAAATGTTATCAAGGCAAATCAGAGTGTTTTTATAGCAAAGCGTTAGTCGCTTTTAAAAAAGCTTTTTCTCCATTTTCAGGACTTAGTAAAGCGTATTTTTTAAGCGGGTTGATAGCATCTTGCAATGCTTCTTTATATTTATTGGTAATTTCAGTAGGTTGAAAAGCTAAAGGGTCAATAAATGGTTCAAAGGAAAGTATTTCTAAAATATTCCATCCAGTAGGGCTTTCATGCATCTTACATTCGGCGTCATAATGATTTCCGTAGCTATCAATTCCTGTTAATGTGCCATAATACTCTTGAATATCATCCGCCCATACGGGGTTGTTAGCTTTATCACCAACAACATTAACACTCCATTTTATTTCAATATCTGTTTTCATATTATATATAATTTAATCTTTATTAATCATTCCAAGATGGCGACATGCAGTCTCTTGCACGGCTATGTGGTTCTATATATTGTGTATTTATCCCTAAATATTCAGCAGCATCAAAGCAAATCCACTTACAACGCTCATATTCCGAAATATCTCCTGATTGTGATTCTCTTGCTCCCATTCTTAGTATTCTACCAAAAGCTAATTCAAATGCAGATTGAGCTTCTTGTGCTGTATCGAATTTCATAATAACGTTTTTTAATTTGCCTTGATTGACACTACAAACATACAACTAATATTTACATTTGCAAAAATTATTTTAAAATTTATTTTTTATTTTTATTTGCAATTACCAACCCCACCCCCTATATTTGTACCGAACTAAAAGGAAAAGAGAAAAATGAAAAAGATATTTGTAAGCGTAGCGGAACTACAGGAAAATAACAAAGGCGGCTATTTATCAGCTCTACATAATAGAGATGTATATATAAGCAGATTTGGCGGCGATTTGGAATTTACCGGTAAGTTTATGTCAATGGATGGCGATACTGTTACCTATGATAATTGGGATACGCACTCAACTGAATATTTAACGGCCGATAAGAATCACATTTTTATTGAGATTGAAACAACCCCTATTTGGCTTTAACTAACCCCCACCCTTTCCAAACATTAAACACAGGAAGATATGAAAAAGATATACCTACTTACACTCGACGACGAAGATGGTTCACATATCGGCATGGTTGCGCTTGTTGATAATAATAAGTCCGATGTCATTAAGGGCATAAATCATATAATGGCTAACGGTGGCGAATATTACGAAAGTTACCACCGTGACGAAAAATTAGACGGTTCGGATAATAATATTCAGGGCGGCTCTTATATGGATACTGTTAGGTGGTCTACCACTTATTTATCTGTTGACGAAATAAAAGTCATTTAACCCACCCCCACTACAACACTTAGCGATATGAAAAGGGAAATAAAAATAACTGAATTGGCGGCATACTTGCCATACGCCACTCAGATAATAAGCGATTACGATAGGGCAACAACGGTTTTAGACGGTAAAATGTTAACCGAAAAGCACTATAATAAGTACTTTAATGTTTTAGGTTACAAGCCTATATTAAGGCCGTTAAAAGAAGCTATCGTCCCGTATGATTTAATTCAAACTGGGACAGACGGATATAAAGAACCTAATGATTTATTAGTCGATGAGAATGGCATGGTTGCTATGGATTTTCAAGCAGGTGGAGCAACAATATCATGGCCTATATATAATATGCAATTATTTATGCAAGAATTGTTTGAGCAGCATTTTGACGTTTACGGCCTGATTGATGCAGGATTAGCCATTGACGTTAACACTTTAACCCCCACTTCAAACGACAGTATTTAAGGAGAAAAGGAAAGATGAAAGGATTAAAACACGGAATTTACGAGATATATTGGCAATCGGGCGGCAGTTCATTAGCGGCTGTTGGATTTGATAGAGAAGGTAATAATTGGATGGCTCCCGTAAATTGGACAAGCGGAGTAACAATAGACTGGGATGGCGTTTCTGCCTATAAACTATTGATAGAAAATGACTATAGCGTCAAAACTAAGGGTATCAAATCAGTACACCCAAAAGTTAAACTAACAACTAAATAAATTAATATGGAAAAACAGAAAAGCACTGTGCCAATGAAGTCGGCAAACAAAGTGCAGATTGCAACCCTCACAAAGGACTTAGGACTGGCAGTACAGATTGATAATCTCAATACACTGCTTAACACACAACCGCCTAAAACATGGTTTAAAAACCATAAAGGCAATGACTACCTGCCAATTGACAGAGTAAAGAATAACCTTATTACTATCTTTCAGGATTACGATTGGGAGATACAAAGCATTCAGGTTATCGCTAACTCAATTACAGTAGTCGGAAACCTATTTGTTATCAACCCGATAACAGGGCGCACCCGCAAGCTTGCGGGAGTTGGCGCATGGCCTATTCAATTAAAGTCGGGTAGTGCACCAACTGATTTTAATAACATTATTCAGGATGCTATCCAAAAGAACGCACCAGCAGCCGAAAGTTTGGCATTAAAAAATGCTGCCTCTAAATTAGGTAAGTTGTTTGGCGGTGGTAGTGATGATGTGGAGTTTGCGCCTGCTTACTCAAAAGAAGTCCCTTTAGACGAAATTAAATCTGCGATGCATGGAAACGATTAATGGCATTAAAAACGATCAACAGCAAGTACCTGAATGGTACTTGCAAAAGTTAGGCCGTTTCGGTTGCAGCCAATTCTACAGGCTTATGACAGAGCCTAAATTAAAGGCCGACAAAGAAGCGGGTAACTTGTCTCAAGGTGCAATGACTTACGTTTTAGAATGTGTTGCAGAGCGATTGACAGGGCAAAAAGCTAAAGAAGATTTTACATCTAAGTTTACAGAGTGGGGTAACGACCATGAACCTATTGCTAAAGGTATTTACAATTCAGTATTTGAGGTTGTTATTGCCGATACTGGTTATATCGAATGGCAGCACAACGCTGGCGGTTCACCTGACGGTTTAGTATGCGAAGATGGGTTAGTTGAAATTAAATGCCCTTACACTATTACAAGTCATTTAGAGCATAAGTTAAACGACCTTGCAGATAAGCCAGAGTACTACTGGCAATGTTTAGGCTATTTGCTTATTACAGGGCGTGAGTGGATAGATTTTATTTCTTATAGCCCTCACTACCCTGCAAAATTACAGTTGATTAAAAAGCGTTTAAATGCCTCGGAAGTGCATGACGATTTAAAACGCCTCGAAACCAAAATAATTAAAGCTAACCAAGTATTCACTGAAATATTAAACAACTTAAAATAATGATAGTAGCATCAATCTGCGCAAGCGACATTCCAAAGGACGCAATAACTATAAGCGAAAAGAACGGTAAAAAGTATTTTTCAATTGTTATAGATGAGCGTAAGCAACCCGACAATTACGGAAATACGCATAGCGTAACACTTAACCAAACAAAAGAACAACGGGACGCTAAAACGCCAAAGGTTTATGTAGGAAATGGTAAAGAATACAATTTTAACAAGCCTGCTGCTAAACCCGACTATGAGCAATTGCCTGATGAAGATCCGTTCGCTTAACTCCCTACCAACAAATAAGATAAAAGAGAGATTATGAAAAAGACCTTAGCAAACATACTCAACGAAAGGACACGTACTATCGAATACCGTGCTATACGTAAACAATGCATGAATGTTGCGCAAAATAGAGGCACGCAAATACTGCTTATGCACATCCAGCCCGAAACAATAACCATGCTGCAAAACGAAATGTTAACTGTTACTGAAATTCAAGATCATGGCTACAAAAAATACAAAATCAGTTGGTAGTTTAATTAAAGGCCAATCCCGTGAGTATTGGGTAAATGCTGCCAAGCAATTTATTTGGCCTATAGATTTTACCGACTTTCAAATATTGGTGCCTGAAAAAGATTTGGAATTGGCGAATAATAACTTAATGGTTTCTCATTTTCGTGCGGCAGGCTGGCATATTCAATCTGCTATTAGTGTGGAATATACAAAACCATACGTTGCTCCTGAAAGTAACGGAAATCCAATATTTAAGCCGATTAAAAAAGAGGAGCCAGTCACCGAAACTGCCTTTAAATTAAATGATAAATTTCGTGTAGTTTCTACTGGGTGTGAATTGGCTATTTGTTTGTTTGATAAGCAAAAAATTCACCTTAAATACTTAAATAGGCCGAATAAACACAACATCATATCGAGTGAGGAAAATTTATCACGCACTTTAAAAATGGGGACATGGATAAAATTATGAAAAAACAGAAATATATCTGTATAGCTAAGGGCAAAGAGCAGTTTAATTATAAAGGGGAAAGCATGGGTATGGGAAATGACAGGGCTTTATATTATTCTCGATCATTAGGGAGGGGTAGAGTTTACCGAAGCAGTTATCCTACTCCACCCGTAAATCCAAAAAATGACTTCAGGTTGTTGTCGTTTGTAAATCAGGAAAACGCACATGTGCTGTGCTCGCAAATTAATGCCGTTTATAATGATTGCTTTATAGCCATCGAACAAACAAACCTTTTCTAATGAACCAACACGAATGGAGCGAAAGCGGCAGGGAGTTGCTGCGGAACTTTAATTTAGAAATACAGCGCAACGGCGGTTTATATAAAACATACCTAAAGATTAAGCGAGAATCAAACAAAAGGATTTACAGATTTAAATCAGTAGAATCTAATCCATCTGAGGATAACATTATATTCAGTAATTGGGGTAAGGTAACAGTTGAAAAAATATGTGAATTGACAGGAAAGCGTCCAACTTATGTAAGAAAAAGAGCAAGATGGTTGGGTTTGCCTGACAGTAGTTACAAAAGGGAATATATAGGAGTTATAGTGTTAAATATAGAAAATGGTATTTATTATGAAACAGCTTGTTCCGCTGCTAAATCTTTAAATTTAAATAGACGCTATCTTAATTCACAGCTTTTAGGAAAAAGAAAAAACAAAACAAATTTTATTAAAGTATAAATTAAAATCAAAAATGGAATTAACAGGTAAAGTACATGAAATCGGGCTTACAACAGCGGTAAGCGAAAAGTTAAACAAGCGTGAATTAATTGTCGAATACGCGGACAATCCTCAATATCCAGAATACATCAAGATGGAGTGCATTAATGATAAATGCGCCTTATTGGATAGCTTAAAGGTTGGGCAAGATGTGGATGTTCACTTTAATTTAAAGGGTAGGCCGTGGACGGATAAGACTGGTAAAAAAAGTTATTTTAATTCGCTTCAGTTGTGGCGGGTTAATGTGGTTGGTGGATCAGCACAGGAGGAATATAAAGCACCTGCAAATATTACACCTGCGGACGACGATGATCTGCCGTTTTAGAAAGGTAAATAAAAGGGTAATTAATTTTACCCTTTTAACTTTTTTTTGTTTGTAAATATTAAGTTTTATTTATATATTGCGCTATGAATTTAAAAGAACGAATTAAAAAATCGGGCATTAAGCAGGTAAAAATAGCAGAGGTTTTAGGGTTAACCCCTGAATACCTTAATCTTATGATTAATGGTAAACAAATCATGTCAGAGGATATTAGGAACAAAATTAATGAGTTGCTTTCAAAAGTGACAATATGATTTTTAGGCTATTGACTTTTTATTTTTCTTAATATTATGCCCGATATAGAACATCCAATTAATGCATTTCCTGAACAATTACAGGAAATAATTTCACATTTTTCTGAAGCAAAGGGCTATCCGCACGAATATTATATAACTGCTGTTTTGGGTGCTTTTAGCACAGCTTTGGGCAGGTCGGTTACTTTAAATACTGGTAACTATGTAGCTATTGCAAGTATGTGGGCTGCAATTGTAGGGCGAAAGGGTTTTACTAAAAGTGAGCCACAATCAGATGCATTTAAACCGATTAAAGCCTTTCAATCAGCAATCATAAAGGATTGGAAAAATCAACAATTAGAATTAGAACACTTTAAAGCCGAGCACCCGAAAGCAAAAGTAAATGAACTAGCTGCGCATCCTATGCACATATTAAACGATATTACTCCTGAAAGTTTGGTTATGAAGCTAGCTGAAAATCCTAAAGGTTGCGGTATTGTTTATGATGAACTTGCAGGCTTTATAGGGCGTTTTGATAGATACAAAGCAGGGGCAGATGAAGAAATGTTTTTGAGTTTGTTTAATGGTGACAGTATAAGCCGCACAAGGGTTAACGCTTCGTCGAATGCTTACGCTGATCACTCATACCTAACTATAATAGGAACTATTCAACCTGCCGTTTTAAAGAATGTGTTTTTCAATAAATCTGAAAGCGGTTTTTTTGATAGGTGGTTAATTTGTTGCCCTGAAAAGGTGCAAAAGCAATACCCAAACGCTTACGGTATTAATCCTATTATGCAAATAAAGTATTCCGATATGGTTAAAAAACTTTTGCTTTTAGAGTTTGAGGAACGTGATGAATGCTTAATGAGTTACACTCCTGAAAGCTACGCAATAGTAAACACATACCAGCGAAGTATAATTGATGAAGAAAACACTACGGATAACGATGATTACAGGGGAGTTTTAGCAAAAATTGAAATTTACCTACATCGTTTTGCCTTATTGCTTCAGTGTATTGAATACGCTTGCGAATTGAAATTTAACAAATTTGATTTGCTTTATAAAGTATCTGAAAATTCAGCTAAAGGTGCTGTAATATTATGCAAGTACTTTGTTAGCGAGGCAATGAAAGCAAGAATATTAAGCCCTGTTGAATGCCTAAAGGATCAGTGGGTTGATATTTATAATGCTTTGCCAAATCATGGTAAATCATTTGACCGTCTGCACTTTATTAAGATTTGCGATAAGTTTGGTATAGGCCAGCGCAGGGCAGATACATTTTTAAAGGATAACGCAGACCGTTCGGAAAGCAAGCTATTTTTTAAGGTTAAACATGGTGAGTACAATAAAAATTTATTTTAGATATGAAAAAGATTATAATACACAATAAAACCAATTTAGACATTTCATCGGTTTTAAAAGCCGTAGAAATACACCACTTAACATCTACTGGGATGTTCTGCGATATAAAAGTGGGGGTGGTGCACTTTTTAAGTGTTAGGCATGAAAATAAGGACAGCGTAAGATACACAATTCAAAATAGCTGAAATCATGAAGTATTTAATATTAAATCACGGAAAACCATTTTTTACTACATATTATGATAAGCAAAATCATTTTGTAGAAGGTATGATAATTATTGACCCTTATACTGATAGGTATAGTATAGATGGTGGCGATACGTGGATGCCAATTGAAGACGATGAATTATGAGCAGCCTAAACAACAAATGCACATTCTATAAATGCGTTATGCATCCTAACTCTAAAAACTTAGTTGCGCCGGGAAAGTTAGTATCAATTATAGATTTGCTTACTGAAGAACGGTACACTAACTGGAAGTTACTTAACGATGTGCGTAACAGTGGTTATAAAAGTCCTTTTTACGAGGAAAATAAAAGGTTTCTATCTGCTGCCTGTTTTAGTAGCGCACAAGACGACTTAACAATTGACAGGAGTGATAAAAATCATTTATTCCATACCGAATACATATCGTTTGATATTGATATTGGCGCAAATCCCTACCTATTAACGGATTCTGAAGGTATCAAGGAACATCTAATTGATAGAATACCGCATATAGCATACATAGGTAAATCAATATCAAATATTGGTTTATGGGGGCTGATACCGATACTGGATAAAAATGCGCACTACGACCATTACGAGGCTATGAAAATGCTTTTTAAAGCGCACGATGTTGAGATTGATAAAACAAGCGATATTAGCCGACTAAGATTTTTGGCTTATGATCCTGATGGGTATATAAACCACGATGCAAAAGTATTTACCGAAACAATACACTTAGAAAAAACGGTTAACAATACTATTGATGAGTATGAGAGAACTGCAACGGATTCATTTTTTATCGCAGCTTGCAGATGGGTAGAGGCTAAATATGAAATTAAGTTTCAAAAAGGCTGTATACATAATTACCTGCTTTACCTTTATAGCACTTTAAGGGGTTGCCATGTATCGAGAGATGCCGCATTAAACTGGATATACAACAACCTTATTGAAGAAAGCCAAGTTACCACTAACTGTTTAGATGAGCCAAAATGGATAAAATAACTACGCTGTGCAATTTGTGCAATTTGAAAGGGTATAAAAACAGGGCAAAAAGTGCGTTTAAACGCTTTAAATTGGGAAATTGCACAAATTGCACAAATTGCGCCATGCCTTTAAATAAGTGTACTCACATGTGTATCCTCATTTTGAATAATATTATTAATATTTATATATTACTGTGCAATATTGCAATTTGTGCAATTTGGCTGTTTTTGATACCATTAGGGCACTTTTTTACTGTTTTCATTTTGCACATTTTGCACGAAATTTTATAGAATATGAAAAAACTACTCTACTACATCGGACAATACCTATCAGTTAGGTATTGTCCTCACAAGAACAAAACACCACTATTTGAGGATTGGGCTGAAAGGTATGTATCTTACATTTGTAAGGATTGTAAAAAGCAAATTTATGAGGACTTGTAATGCCACCTAAAAAATTCAAACTCGGTCAAGAACGCGGCTACATAGGTGAGAAAAAAAGCATCTACAAACCAAAACCATATAACGAGAGCGAGGTACTAACCGAATACCGTCTGCACCGCAACATCTGCTACTACATCCAACACGGCGGAGAGTGTGAGTGGAGTGAGGAGGAGGTTGATATGGTTAGGGGGATTTATTTTAAAACTTTATTTTAATTATTTATGAAAAAAGTTTGCAAGTATCAAAAAATATTCTTACAATTGTATTGTCAATACAGACAAACAAAAAACTTGCAAAAAAATGAAAACTCAAAATCAATTAACATTCACAGGCGCAAATAATGCAATCGAAGCTAAAATTATAGTAGATGCTTATTTGGAAACTTTAACCGATGAAATGGCATTTAAATTACTTAAGGTATCTATGAAAGCTGACACCTATTTTAAATTAGGTTTTGAAATATCTGCTGCTATAGGTTCAGGAAGCTATTATTATGGTGCTGAATGCAAAAGATTTCCTAATGAAGTTATCAAATATGAAATAACAAATAGGGCATGCAATTATGCAGCCCTATTAAAAGCATAAACCGACAGTTTACCGCAAGTTTCTGCGGTTTAACTTTAGCCCATACCTTAATCGGTTGGGCTTTTGGTGGTATATGGTAAGAACAAATCAGCGTGGCGGATCACGCAAAGGGTCAGGTCGTAAAAAAGGAGTCGAAACCAAAACAATAGCTTTCAGGGTGCCATTAAACTCACCTGCCGATTTATCAAAGGTTGGTAGGCTTTACGTTTTACATAGTAAGTGCACTGATGATAATTTGAGTGGGTTAACAATTGATGAGGTTAATGAGTATAATGATATTAAAATGATGCTATCTGATATACTGCCTATTGATGTGTAATATTTTAAGGAAGAATTTAAATTAACTTTATTTTGAGATTATGGATTATACGCCACCACACCTACGCAGCCAAGAGGAAAAAGACTTATTACTATTTGGTAAAAAAAACTTAAAGATAATGAACGGAACCGCAAAGCTACCGGCAAAACGAAAACATGAAGAAGCTGATTTGCATTTAGCATTCTGCAAATGGGTTAAGATAACTTATCCAAACGATCAGTTTATACGTCACGAGCGAGAGGGGAAACGTTCGTGGTATATGCAGAACTTGTTTAAGATGTATAATTCAGATTTGGATAAGATGCCAGACTTTGAGTTGTTAGAGCCTGTATACGAAATGATGCATATCGATGGGATTATGGTGGTTAAGTTATTATACTGCCGCCTCTACATCGAATTTAAGAAGCCACAAACGACTTTAACACTAAAGGACGGTATAACCATCAAACCTGAATATTCAGAGCAATACAAGCGACATAAACGTTTTTGGGAACAGAATAGCCCTGCTTACTTTTGTAATAACATCGATGATGCAATTGCTATATTTAACGCTTATAAGGTAGGCCGCCCTTTACCCCAACAACTTTTTGAGATAAGATGAGGAAAGAAAATATGAAAAAGATAGATTTAAACGATTTGATGATTGGTAACTATGTTACTGATGATGAAAACCAACTATGCAGAATTGAAAGCATAGGCAGTAAAGCATTTACCGATTGGAATAGCGGGGATGATTACCAACTTAAATTTGCTACACCAAGAGGTGTATGCGAGGGAGATGTTTTTGGTATACCTTTATCACCGGATGTTCTTAAAATATTAGGTGCTTACGAATTGCCTTATGGTAATGACTATACATATAAGCTGCCAATAAGCGCAATATCAATCTTATTTAGGTTTAACGGTATTGATTGCTATTCTGAAATAGGAGGTATTTATATGGGTAGTCAAATTGAATATGTTCATCAGGTGCAAAATGTATTCCGTATTTTAAGTGGCAGGGAGTTAGTAACTGATTATGTAGATATGCCTTTATAAACAATATTAAAGTTTCCCCCTTGACTTTATAAAATTTTGTGTAATTTTGGGGTAAAAAGTTTACTATAGTTTACCATGTTAGAAAGTCATAAAAGGTTTGCGGATAGGTACTTTGAAACGCTAAACGGCAAAGAATCAGCCATTTACGCGGGATTTAGCGAAGATACAGCTAAACAAAAAGCATGGACTTTATTACAGCAAGAAGATATACAAGAATACCTACAATCATTAAGGGCCGAATACGCTGAAAAATCTGGAATAACTAAAGAGTGGGTCATTAAAAGATTTGAACATATTTCCGATGCTTGCGTAAAGGCTAAGCCTGTTATGAAGTGGGATGCTGGACTAAAAGAGTTTATCCCAGTTGAAGATGAGTGGGGTAACACTGTATATGAATTTGATAGTGGAGGCGCTAATAAAGCTACTGAAATGTTGGGCAGAATAATTGGAGTATTTGAAAAGGATAACAGCCAATTAAAACCAGTAAACAATATCAATCTTACTAAAGAAGCTGTTAAAAAGTTATCAGATGATTTAGATGGAAGTTATTGATAGAGATTTACTAACAGTTGCCAAAGTCAAGTGCCTTAAAAGCCTGTTATTTCACACCCGATATTTTTTCAAACATCAATACAACCGCAAATTCGTTATAGGTGAACACCACGAACTAATATGTGAAGCCTTAGAGCGGATACTAAGCGGAGATTTAAAGCGGCTTATAATCAACATAGCACCTCGATACGGTAAAACTGAATTAGCGGTAAAGGCTTTTATATCTCATGGGCTTGCGCTTAACCCATCTGCTAAGTTTATACACCTGTCATACGCCGACGATCTGGCATTAGATAATTCAGAAACCGTAAAAGATTTAATTCAAACGGAAGCCTACCAACAATTATTCCCAAATGTTCAAATAAAGAAGGACGCTAAGGCTAAAAACAAATGGTATACTACAGCTAATGGAGGAGTATTAGCACGTGCAGCGGGGGGGCAAGTTACAGGCTTCGGAGCTGGCAAGGTAGATGAGGAAGAGGATTTTGACGAGTGGTTAGCAGGAACTGAACAAATAGAAGGCAGTCATTTGGAACGAAAGTTTAAGTTTGGGGGTGCTATTATAATTGACGACCCTGTTAAACCTGAAGATGCAGATCAGGATACCATCCGAGAAAAAGTAAACAGCCGATTTGATAGTACTATACGCAACCGTGTTAACTCACGGCATACGCCTATAATAGTTATTATGCAGCGGTTACACCCTAATGATTTAGCTGGTTATTTGCAGCGCGAGGGAGAGCAAGACGAGTGGGAAGTAATTTCTTTACCTTGTTTAAAAGAGGACGGAACGGCATTGTGGCCTTTTAAACACACCGTTGAGGAATTGTTAGCTATGAAAAAAGCTAATGATATTGTTTACGAACGGCAGTTTAATCAGAATCCAAAACCGAAAGCAGGTTTATTGTTCCCTATTGATGACTTACATTTTTATGACCCGTCACAAGTTAAAGGATTATCCGACCCTGATTTCTGCTATGTTGCTGCTGACCCTGCTAATGAGGGCGGTGATGACTTTGCAACAGGGGCGGCTAAACTAATTGGCGATAAGATTTATATTACAGATGTTTTGTACAACACAGACGGTGCAGACTTTAACGAGGCTGCATTGGTTAGGTTGTGTTTG